TTAGCAATTAATTTCAATCAATTTTATTGCCATAGTAATCATGGGTACCTGCTCTCATCTGCTTCTTACGTATTGCTGACTCTTCAGCGGCGGCAATGGATCCGACTACACAGATTACTGCACCAATCGATACTACTATCAAACCAATTATAAATTCTAAAATTTCCATTAGATTCTCCTAAACGTATTGCACGTTCTTCTTCAACTTCCACTTTTCGACTACGGCATTTCCGTACTCATCTTCATCGACTGCAATATATGCTACAGTCTTCTTGACATTGGCATAACGATACTGTTGACCGATACCACCAACCCACACTAAATGAGGAAAGTCTTTACAGAATTCATAATTGTCGGGATTCTCACTGTAGTGGAAGTAGTTCCCACAGTCCTTCTCGACAAACTCACCTAAAACGACTTCAACACTCATTGGGGCAAGACTCATAAAACAGTTACTCTTTCATCAAAATAGGGTACTATTATCTCATAATATAAACAAGTTGTCAAGTACTTTTAAGACTATTTTGTTATAAGGGTAGTTTTATTTATAACTATTTGGTGGTAGCACGGTATACACCGTCCCAATCTTCTGATAGTCCTGCTTCCTTCATTTCATTACAACGATCTATCCATTTGATATAGAAGTCCGTCATAGTGCCCAGAAAACAGGGTTTGAGATCTTCGCAGAATCTAATTGCGTGATCGAATTGTTGATTGTAATATAGTCCCATCATCTTCTCATGCTGTTGGGTTTCATTAGCATATGCAGAATTATCATTCCACCACTCATGTGTTCCCAACACGGTATAGATCTTTACGGGTTCAGTCTTTCCTTTGACTGCTATAGTATCCAGTTCGAGTAATGCAAATTCATCCTCTAATTCTTTTGCTGTCTCGTATCCTAATATAGTCTTCACACCATACTCCTTAGTTTGTCCTTCAAGTCTCGCTGCCAGATTAACAGCATCTCCTAACACAGAGTAATCAAACCTCTGATCACTTCCCATGTTTCCTACAACAACAGATCCACTGTTGATTCCTACACCAATGTTAATTGGCAATAATCCTTCTTCCTTTAATTCGGCGTTGAGTATATCAAGTCTATCATACATTTGCTCACTTGTCAAGACCGCAAGTCGTTCTTGTTGCTCTACGTCTAAAGGAGCATTCCAGAATGCCATGATACAGTCGCCCATATACTTATCAATAGTTCCTTGGTTCTCCATGATGATCTCAGTCATGGGTGATAGGAACCTATTTACCAACTCAGTCAATCCTTGGGGATTGGTTTTGTACTGTTCTGATATGGGGGTGAATCCACGGATGTCACAGAACAGGAATGTCATGTATCTGGTGTCTCCACCTAATTTTAATAAATCTGGGTTCTCTTGTAATTTTACAACCATCGCCGGTGATAAATAAGTACCGAACTGCTTTTTAATTTGCTCTTTCTGTTTATATGTGATATAATACTTATTAAACGAACTTTGAGCAAAAACAAGGAACCCCGCAATTGAAGACCAAATGGCATCAACGAACAAGAATGAATCATACCAGAAGTAGAAGGAACTACTCAATGGGACACAAAGAATACCTAAACTCACTATCCCCGCAGGAACTGTGGAAAGAGTGTAGACCGATACAAGGATACCTAAACATACTACCAGAAGAATCAAGGTCTCGACTGCTACAGTCCAGTCGGGTATCTTTATTTGAACGCCTGAAATTAAGGTCTGGATTTGATGACCTTGAACTTCGTGGGGATACACTGCTCCCGTTGGGGTTGCGACTGGATTAGCATAACCCTCTGCGGTTACACCAAAAATTAATATCTTACCTTCTGGGAGGGGTTCTACTATGGACTGTGAAACAAAGTCGTTCCAGAAGGCAACAGGGAGTTCTGAGGAGGGTTCTGTGACCAAAGGATCCTGTTTACCCAATCTTATCCATTCTACACCAACAGAATTGTATTTAACGGTGTAGGATGGTTCACCCATCATTACACGTACCGCATCAAGTCCCAAACTGGGATATGGTTGCCCATTGATTGATACCATCATCGGTACACGTCTCAACACTCCAGTAGGTTGATCCACCACTGCGGATACTGCACCAACACCCATTGACATCTGTGCGAGTTCTTGTAATGGGGTGATGACACCGACATATTCTGGTAACGTGTCGATTTTTTTGCCAAACGTAGACACGTTAGCATAGATACCTAAATCATCCGAAGTAGTTTGGTGGGTAGGTGCGGACGGGAGGACTACTGCTTTTCTTGACATTGATTCTGCCAGAGCACTGTCTCCCTTGAATCGATCTTCCTCTGACCATATCATTGTGGATACTATGAGAGATGATGGGGGTGTCTTGTTGATGTACTTTGCTACGGTGTCTCTGGGCCATGGATATTGTCCTTCAAGTTCAATTGCTTTCTCATCGATATTGATCAATACTATGTCATCTACAGAGATCCGTTCTTGACTCTGCTGTAGATAATCATAGAAACTATATTGTACAGTCTTTGCTATATCTCCCTGCTGTACCTTTAGAAAGGCAAAGAGAAATATAATTGGCAGTACTGACCACCACTTGGTCATTGTTGTGTTACTGTAACAGAACATCCACCTACAGTTAAACAGTTCTGATATAAGGTATAGGTTGATGTTGAGTTAAATTGTTTTAAAGTTAGGTCTGTGCCATATGTACCGTCAAGTTCTATAGTGGCATTATGAGTTGCACCAGATCCCTTTTGACGAATGAATACGTCATTCTCATCATTGTAGATAGTAAGGTCTATTGTCTTAGCACCATCGTGTTGTTGAATGGCAGTGACCTCATTATCGTCACCTGCCAAGTGTAGATCAAATGAATGACCATTATTTCCTGCATTACCTTGATTTGTTTGTTGAACCGAAAGACCGTTGTTGTCTCCGTACATGGTTAGATTAACGGAATGTCCACCATCTTCCCAAGTATCATACCAATAGTCGTGGTTAGTATAACTCTCTGGATAATCGAATGCACAACCTTGACAGATCTTTACACCATTTCCAGTACCACTCATCTCATCTATTGTAATATTGTTTTCAGCATTATCACCTTCGTTATGCTGTATGAATAGAAGTCCACTGTATGTTGTATTGATAAATGATGCATTATCCAACATCTCCACGACATTGTTTGCACCCATTTGTTCTATACCTAAACTGAAATTAGTACCAGACTGCTCGATCTGGATCTCATTATCTGCCATAGCACTAAGTGCTACCATAGATAGAATGGTTACTACTGTCATCACTTGCCAAAATTTATTTTCTTTCATATTAATTACTCTGTTTAATAACAACTACTATATCACCACCACCATCGGCAGTAATGATTCCCTTGTACCCATCCACTTCGGTATCTACTGTGATACCACCACCAGATAGGAAACGTAAACTTATCACACCATTAACGTCTCTGTAAAATACAAGACCACCATCTTCATTGAAGATATTGTATTGACTGTCGTTATTTAGTCCATACGTAGCACCCTTTAATGTTGCTTTGCCCATACCCGTACTTGCTTGTTGATCAGATAGATCACCCATAGTTCTTTCTAACTCTTCTATTATATCGAGTAGATCTACAAGGAAGTCTCCACCCAGAGCATCATAGTCCAGTCTGGTGAAATCATCCTCTTCGAGATAATCTTCGTAATCCTTATCTAACTCATCGAATGCAAGAAAGTCTGCATCCAGTTGACCATAGTCAAACCGTGCTTCTTGTACACGTTGATCTTCTATTGCCTGTGCTACCTCTTCGGGTGGATTGACAATAAACATATTATCAATCGTGTTTGATGTAATGTTATCTATCACTACTGTTTGAGTTGGCATTGTGGATATACTGGATACCATAGTCGCCGCATATGCTTGAGTTAGTGTTACGGATCCTGCCTCATTAGATACTACAATCTCTCCAGACGGAGCACCGTACTCATCTGGAAGTAGAATCACAAGTGATCTACCCAGTTCATCGATTGTAGTAGTGAAATCTGTTCCCCGAACCGCAATGGTTGCGGTGGGTGTTTTGATATCGATATTAGATTTGTCTACCATACCCAAACGACCAGACGCAAATCTTGCAGTCCCAAGTGCCATCTTCATGACCATCTTGGACTTGCTCGGATCTGGATCGTAATAGATCTTATCGATATAGACTTTGGTATGTTCTATCAAAGATAATTCTGCATCATCAAGAAACTTAATGAGCATTCTACCCTTCGCAGTTTGTGCAGTGTCGTTTAGTTGGATTTCAGTCCCAACTGCACCTTCCACAATTTGCTTGGATTCACGCTCTAAAGAACCTACTCCAGTAGATTCGACTACCCCACCAATCGATTCGGCATTGACCGAACCAATTAGTAGAACAGTACTAACTGTCGTTAGCAGTATCTTTTTGATTAATCTGGATAACGGCATTATCGGACGTAATATCTAAAGTGATGATACCCTTACAAGTGTTAATACCTGTAGGACATGTACCACTTAACTGATTAATGTCGATGTTTGCATTATCTCCGTCAAACTCAACTGTTTGCGTTTGGTAAAAACCATCATTCTGTAAAGATTTAATGTCATTACCGTCACCAGTAATATCCCAGTTCCAAGTAACATCATCTGTTTCAATGTCTATATCAAATACGTTTGTTGATCCAAGAACAGTTAGATCGAAATCTAAACGTTCAGAAGATGCAACAGATCCTTGATCAAAATCGATTGTGTTAGAATCACCAGTCATAGTGATATCCATTGTTGTTGAATCCGAAGATCCAGTGTCACCAATCAAATAATCAAGAACGTTAGCATCACCAGTCCACATAAGATTGTATGTAGAACTGTTTGCTGTTAACGTACCATATAGTAAGTTTTCGTTACCAAGTTGATCTATATTAAAGGTCAACGAAGTACCAGTAATGGGTGTTGCCGCCGATGAAGTTTCAAAATTGTTTAAACCAATCTTGTTACCATAACCAACTTGATCGATATAAAGAGTCAGAGTGTTACCAGTCTGGTCTATATTGATCTCGTTATCATCAGTTGCCGCTCCCCACGCAAACGAAGTTAGCATTAATCCTGCCATAGCAATAAAATACTTATTCATTCTTTTCTCCTAAAGGGTGAGAATCGTTTGTCCCATCTGCTTGATGGGGGTGTCGATGCCCTTGCCCTACTTTCCAAAGTCCCCTATCGTGACCTTGGTATATTAATTCCAGTACACTTGCTTCAATAGCAGAACGTACCGCATATGTCACTGACTCATTATTACCCACTCCGTCCTCGTATTCTACGAGTTGGGTTCCCTGTTCATAAAACCTAAACAGATCCCCACCAGACCCATAAGACAGAATAGTCTTTTTGGTCTGCACGTTTAACAAAACTTCTCCCGTTAGCACAGAGACTGCTCGGACAGAGACTGTGACAATATCTTTGCGATACTGTCTGGTAAATCCAATGCCTAATGTTCTGGCACCTCGTCCACCACTTTCCGCATTGGTGTCATAACCAATGATCCCACCTTCGATAATCATCCCTGCGAAAAGCAGAGGGGCAATGCCCTGCGATTTCTCATCGGCATATTCTTTACGGGTACTCCTCACAATCTGGCGTTCTCTGACCAAATTGTCTATACCTTGTCTCTCGACTACACGGAACCATGTACCTTGTCCCGCAGTCTTGAGTGCATCGATCAGCATCTCAGTTCCACCTTGAGTGACGGCAGTACTAAAATCTGCAATACCGTCTCGTGCCTTTCTTTGTCCAGTAAGATCTTTGAACCCGTATACGGCAACAACTGGTTTTAGGGTCGCCGGTGGCACCTGTAGAAGTTCTACATACGCCGGTAGTTTAACCACTTCTGGGAGATCCACACATATATATTTACGTGCCATCGTTTTTTGAAGACCCATCTGCAAATGCCGTTGGTAACCTTCAGAATATTTTCCTGCATTATCATTACAATCTTGAGGTTTATCCGACCACTGTGGTACGGATGCACAACCTGTCAAAAAAATGAACAGTACAGATAGTAGTAGCAAATTACGTGCCATCTCCACCATCTCCTGTATCTCCATCCGAACCAAAGTTACCAGTTCCAATAGGGATCTCAATAATTGTTTCGGTACCATCACTATCAATGATGGTCATCTTAATAAATTCTGTTCCGTCTTCTCCCGTAATTACTTCATAGGTTATAACGGATCCTTCTAATGTAAATGACCCGAACGTTACCGCACTGTCATTACTAAACATGTTATCTACCAATTGCTTAGATAACTGAGCATAGATTCGTGATTCCAGATTACGTATAAATTTTGCCAATACGGTATTATCTGCTTCACGTTCTGCCGCCTTCTGTGCCGCCTCTAAAGCATCGGCAATTGCTTTCTTCCTTGAATGCTCTTGGTTCTCAATTGTTAAATAATGTGCCCCAGTACCTATTCCACTAAATGACGGATTCTTAAATCCATGTACTATCTCAGTTGCTTGGGTCTGAGTAGTCACTATCATCAATATGAGTAATGCTATCTTTTTCATTGTCTTTATCCTGTTGTTGTAGCAACATATCTAATTTAACATGTAGTCTTATTAAATCGTTATCCAACATACGTACTTTATCAATTAGGTCAATTAAGGTCATGTGGGATTCTTCTATCACTGGATTCACTTCCTGTGTTACCCAGATCCATATGTAGTATATGAAGTATCCTAACCCTATTGCCGCCATTATAGGAAACCCATAGGTTCCTATTGCTTCTACTATTGTTTCCATTCTCTAATCCTTCCTGTGATCCTCTTGCCCTTTAGACCTTGCTACTCTGTTCATATCTGGTCTAATACTAAATGCATGGGATATCATAATGTCTATCTTTAATAGTTCATTATTCATAGTACCAATTCGATTCTGCAATGATTTCACAAACATACGTTGTGTCTTGATGTCATCAAGTACACCTGCGAGAATAAACTTTAGGGTAAGAAACACGAAGAAACCACCTGCGAGTGCAGATGCTATAGGGAAACCAACGTCTCCTATTAATTCTAAATATTCCATAAATACCCTGTTGTAATAGTTTACGTATCTATTTATACAATCGGGTTATGGAACACTCACTTTTTATTCCATTTTCCAGTTGGTGATTGTGGATACACGAATATCCATCCACATCTCTTTATCTGTATCATAAACAATAATAGTATGACTATCATGTTGTTGTTTGATTGTTGTTTTGCTAACAAGAGTACCAACAACATGCAATGGTTCTTCGGTCATCCAATGCTTAAAGTTTATACTAACATTACCTTTCTGTAATGCCTCTAACAAGTTTGCCGTGCTCATTAAAATTTAGTTGTCCTGTATATGTGATGTAATAATTCTGCATACTCGTGATGTGTGTCTTCACACGGGTGCCCGAATGGTTTTATTTTATACTTAGTTCTTGCGAGTTTAAATAGATCAGTGTACTTACCCATACCCAATCTATGATGGTCTGGGAAAGAATCGACTTTCCTCTTTATCCAATCATTATACTCACCCCAATTTAACTCTCTGGTATTAATAGGTGTGAAACAGTCTATGTAGTTTACCCACATGCGTTCATGGAATATTCCTTGTATCAACTTTATACCTTTTGCTTCACATAAAACTTTCATTGCATCCATGTAACTTACTGTACTAATGATACCATCACGAGTAGACTCAACAACATTGTAATATCGATCAAGTATTGGAGACAGTCGTTCACCCAGATAACTTAACCTACTTGGAGATATCTGAGTCATGCACTGCCATCGTTGAATCTTCATCTTCTCTTCATAACCTGTAGGGTGAGACTCTGCCGTTTCATGACGTTGCCATGCCGACCATATGATAACCATGTGAGTTACATCATCATGTTTACTCAAATGGTCTATAGTATCTCTAAAGATCTTTTGATTACATGCACCACATGTTGCAAGATTAGTAAGAGGTATATCGAGATGTTTTGAAAGTAAGTATGGAAATCCCAGATGTTCATGTTGATTATCTTCAAAACCATCCAACTCATCTCCCCATACAAAACTACACCCGTTAGTAACTAACATTATGTTCCTTGATTATATCAATTAATTGATTAGCAAACTCCGTGTGAGAATCCTCACAAGCATGACCACGTGGTTTAATACTCTTCTTATTTGCCGACATAGTATATATATCCGAATATCTACCAAGTCCTATACGGCACTCATCTCTAAGATAAGACAAAGATTCGACAATAGCAGACTGATATTGTTCATAGTCTTTAGACTTTAATGTGCTCAGAAAATTACGATACATGTCTCCATGTATGACACTTTGTATGACACTTATACCCATCTGGTCACATAGGAATTGTATGTTTTTCATATACATCAATGTGTGTACGATAGAGGTGTGCATAGTCCAAACATTATCGACATACTCCTTGAGTATTCTCATACGTTTAGGTAACTCATTAGATCGGTTGTCAAACCTAAACTTGTCGGGACGATGACTTGCAATGATCTGGTTCATATCAGATTCACGGTGAATGTTAATCTCCAGATCCGATTGTAGTGTGAAGGGTTCACATAATTCGAAACGACCAAAGTTGCTCCACATGATAACAATCATGTCGATCTTCTTATTGGTTTGTTGTAGGAATTCTGTTGTAGTGCGGTAGATCTTCGTGTTAGAGGATCCGTTCTGTGCGAGGTTTATATACTTAGAATTAAGTTCGTTAGATAACTTATATGCATACGTGTGAGCGTGATGGGCATTTGTTTCGTACCCATCCAACTCATCACCGTATGTAAAACTGTCACCGTTAAATAGTATCGTTCTCATGGATCCTGTCATGCTCGTATAGTGCGAGGAATCCATAATGAATGATTTTCATTATATCTTTTCGGTGGTCTGCGGGAGTGCCTTTCTTACCATATCGTCCGTTGTACTTATCGACATTGCCAAGGAAGAATCCCATACCATGCCCACGGTCAACAATGACTTCAGAAGATTGTAAACCGCCTTGACCATAGTGTCCCCCATATGTATTATCTATATAATCAGCAAACTCACGAATGAGGTTATTCTCATTGAATTTGTAATCTGGAGCATCAACAACATTGACTCTCTTGAGATCATCGGAATGCATATGGATTCTGGGTTCACCAAATTGCTCTTGGGCATCTTCTACTGAAGTAAACGGAGGTACGTGTGCTTTAACCATTGAACAACTCCTCATACAAAGTATCGATGTCATCGTTCTCGGTACGTACTTCTGCCATGTTAGACTTGTGGTAGATACCTGCAAGTTTACGTAGATGTTTCTTATCCACTCCATGGTTCTCGAAGGTCACCTGTACGATGTCCTTGATTAAATCTTTCTCTGCGTCCATACGTGTCATGGAATCAGACATTTCTTTGATTGCGTTACCAATCCTTTTCTTATCATCTGGTGTTAATGTGATCATAATGTTTCTATATCCTCAATTAATAAATCTCTTAAATCTCGTGCTTGTTGATCACGAGGGTCATTTTTACCATAACCACAGAACTTATATGCCAAGGTGATTCTATCACCCCCTGCATAGGCACTGTGCCAACAATGGTGCTCTTTCTCTTTTTCACTACCGAAGTAGTAATGTCGGCATTGCCAACCTGCCACATCTTGATGAGTGACAAGTTCTCCAGTCTCGTTATCTAAGTATCGGAAGAACCCTTTACCCGTAGACCACGTAAATAAGACTTGGTAGGCAGATGCGTCATAGTTAGTGTGCCATCCGACAAATCCCCCTTTGGGATAGTATGATAGCAGGGCACTGGTGTGTGCACCTATCTCTGAAGCAAAATCATATTTCACCCGTTGCATATAATCCTTCCATTTAGGATCTATACGCACCATCTTAGAGATGGGTTGGGCAAAGTGTCGATCTGGCACTCCAACTAACTTGTCTCTGGACAAACATTCATCCAGATATTCTTGAGAGCAAAAGTATTCACCGTTGCTCTTATCTTCTTCACTACTATACACATGTGCTTCTGGATTGTTATAATCCTTCTCAGCAAAGAATCTGTCAGAGAATCCGTTAAGAGTCTCCAACAATTCTTTATTGCGTATAGTAACTTCGGACATTAGATAATGATCCCACTGGTTGCTTCAATGTATGACTTCTGGAATGACTCATTAGTCTCTACGAGAAATAATACATCCAAGAATGTTACCTGCTCTGGGTTTTCCTTTGCAGACATACATACACCACGACCAAATCCAATATTACCTTCTGGGTCTTGGACAATCAGTCTTGGGTTATCAGCAACAACAGTGCCTTCATTAGTTTCGACATACTTACCGATATATTCACCGATACCTGTCATGATGGTGACGATGTCACCTTTCTTCAATTTACTCATTTGCTTCTCCTGCTTTAGTAATTAACCATTTATTATCTGGAAGTTGTTCCCATTGTAACACATCTCCCACCTTAAAGTCAAGCGTTTCCATCAATTCATCTGAAAACTCTATACACAATTCTCCATCTACTTCGATGATTGGGGCACTTAGTTTCATCCTAAGAACTTCCCAGTCTCAACATCACAACCCGCATCATCTACAACCCGCATCTTTGCCTTCGGTGGTGCCAGTGCTTCTATAACATCTGGGAAGTGAACACCAACATGTTCCCAACACTTCAATGCGACTTCTCTGTGTTCTTTCTGAGTCTCGATACCCATACGTAACTGGCAGTAGTGGATCCACGAACGTAACGATCCTGCCATGTATAATGTAGTCTCGGTATTACCTTCGGGTAACAACACACGTGCTTGTTCTTTTGCAATGCCGTTATCCAATGCCCAGTTATAGTTCCTCTTCGCAACATTGATGACTTCACGTTGTTTCATGTTCCAGTCTTCTGCCAGACGGGAGTCATCTGTCTCAATAGATGCTTGTCTATTCTTGGCATCCTGCATACGTGCTTCTCTGGTACCGAAGTCTTCTGACTCAGCATACCTTTGTGAGAACTCTTGATATGAAAACGAGCGATGACGTAAGATCTGTCTACTGATATCACGAGTAGTCTTGATCTCCAAAGTCATATGCACCATCTCGAACGGTGACCAATGACCATGTTTAATCAGATACTTGATCAACCGTGGGGCAGTCTCATTATTACTTTGGTTAGCAGGATTAGATACACGTGCGGTATATGCAACTAATTCATTTGCATCCCATACACTGGTATGTCCTACGTTTGGTTTGGTTACACCAACCAGATTTACTTCACTCATCCTCATCGTCTCCTTTCATTACACGCATTAGATCTGCGTCATTCATATGCCTTAGAGTTATCTCTATGCCCTTAATCTTACCCAGATAATATCCAACATAATTAGATATCCCCATTAGTGCCATGACAAAGAGTGTCATCTCCCATGGTTCCCATACAGTCATCATAGTTTAAAGTCTCCAAACCTATTCTCTTGATTTAATCTTTGACCACTTGCACTGTTATCGAATGCAGGGCCGTCATCTTCTTCACGATTCATAGGATTAGTAGACTGATCCACATCATACAAACGCATCTTGGATCTATCTACACCGACCACAAACCTACCATTAGCAACTGGATCATTGTATCGATTCTTCAATTGCTTCACAAGGATCTGTCTGTTGTTTGACAATTCTTCATTTGAAATCAAGGCAAACATTAGATCCGCAGTAGCAGGTAGACCAAATGATTCAGAAGTATCTTCCAAACCAACATCATCATTACTGTATCCAGAT